TAATCATAGCTGCACCAGATAGTAACCCTGCATCTGATCGCACTCTTAAATTACCTAGTGATGGTGATGGTACTATTCTTACTACCAACACAGCCGTAGGTAAAATTCTTCAAGTTGTTCAAACAGTAAAAACTGATACTTTTAGTACATCTAGCCAATCATTTACAGATATTACTGGTTTATCAGCTTCTATAACTCCTTCTTCAGCCTCTAATAAAATATTAGTTTCATATACATTATCATTTGCAAGTGATGGTTTTCCTATGTTGAAGTTGCTAAGAGGTTCTACAGATATTTTTGTTGGTGATGCTGCAAGTAATAGAGTTCGATGTCTTTTTGGTGGTTATACAGGTGGTTTACATCCTGGAATGGTATTACCTGTTAGTGGTAATTTTTTAGATTCTCCAAATACTACTTCGGCTACAACCTATAAATTTCAAACTGGTGTTATCAATACAACAGGTTATAATATATATTTAAATAGAAGTGCATCAGACACTGATCATAACTATCACGCTAGAACAGCATCAAGTATTGTTCTTAAGGAGGTAGCAGCATAATGGCTATCTCTTATAATTAAGGTAAAACACTATGGCACTAGATCACGAAGCTATTTACAAAAGTCATCCAACAGTTGTTTCTATTGATGACTCTGCTGGTGCGTTTAATAAAGATGGTAAATCTGTAACTCTTGAGCAATCTAAAATAGATACTGCAAGAACTGAACTTAATACTGCTGCTGCTGCTATCAAGTATCAAACTGACAGAACAACTGATGGTGAGACAACCTATGCTTCTATAGGAGATCAGTTGGATATGTTGTACAAGGATATTGTTGCGGGTAAAGTAGATACAACAGGAACGTGGGCTACTCACATCAAAGCAGTAAAGGATGCTAATCCAAAACCATGAGTGAAATTAAAGTAAATTCGATAAAAGGGGTAGGCTCGACAGATGCGGCCATCACGATAAATAATTCTGATGGAACGTGTACTGCCAATCTTACAAATAAACCTAATCGTAATTTAATAATTAACGGAGCTATGCAAGTGGCTCAACGTGGTACGTCATCAACGGCATCTGGCTATGGAACTGTTGATAGGATGCAAAATCAATATAGTGTTGGAAATGAAAATGTTACACAAGAACAAGTAGATGTAGCAAGTGGAACAACCCCTTATACGGAAGGTTTTAGAAAAGCCTATAAACAAACAAATGGTAATCAGACAAGTGGTGTAGGTGCTAATTATTATATTTACTTATGGACTACTTTAGAAGCACAAGATATTGCTAATAGTGGTTGGAATTATACAGATCCAAATAGTTTTATAACACTTTCATTTTGGATTAAATCAAGTGTTGCACAAAATTTTTATGGAACATTAACAACTGACGATGGAACTGCACAAAATTATGTATATGAAACAGGTTCTTTAACTGCTGATACTTGGACAAAAATTACAAAAAAAATTCCTGGAAATTCTAATCTACAGTTCGATAATAATGCTAATTCTGGACTGAAAATTGCACCATATAGAGCTTATGATGGAACAGATAGAACAGCTAGTATGAGTTTAAATACATGGGGTGCTTATAGTGGTTCATCAAGATCACCTGACGCAACCGCAACATGGTACACAACAAATGACGCAACGATTGAAATTACAGGACTTCAATTAGAAGTTTCGGATCATGCCAGCTCATTTGAATTTTTGAGCTTCGCAGATGAATTAAGGAGGTGTAAGCGTTATTTTAATAATTTTGGAGCTACTACTGCAACTGGAACTTCTGCTACTTATATGTTGATACAAGGTGGCTATGCAAGATTTGGAGGTGCTAACTCTATTGCTTTACAAAGAATTTTTTATGATGTAGAAATGAGAACTACACCAACTATTAAATATGGTAGAAATTCTACTAATGATGATTTTGCTGTTATGAGATGGTCATCAGATGGTTCAAATCCTGTTGTATATCTTGGTAGTACAGAAGGTTCTAACAGATGTGGATTTCAAATTACAAGATATAATGCAGGGTCAGGGACTAATCCTGTAACAGAAACATATAATGATGGTGATTCTTTCACTCATCAAATTTCAAAATTCAGAGCAGATGCGGAGCTTTAACTATGGCTAGATACAAACTTTTAAAAAACTCAACAGGAATATGGAGGACAAATTCCATTTAATGAGGGGAATAGGCATTACAAAGAATACCTTAAGTGGGTAGAAGAGGGAAACACAGCCGAAGATGCTGATTAATTAGTCTTATGTTGCATCTGCCTTGTCATAAGGCTCATACTGACGTACAAAGGAGATAAAGCTATAATTAACAATAGAACTGCTATGCTCATAACTGACATAGCCCTTATCACAGCAAGTTTTATCATGTTTCAAAAAATAATTAATTTTTTTGCTGTCATCAGTCTTTTGGCTTCTCTGACAACTTTAGGTTCAGCATACTTTGCATATAAATTTATAACAAGTCCTAAAGGTCAGGAAAAAATAAAAAATATTATTGTTGATAATTTAAAAGAAAATATGCCTAATCTAATAGATAAACAGATTCCAAAATTTACACAACCTGCTATACCATCAAAACCAAAAGCACCTTTAAATTTATAAATGCCAGAAATTGATATAATTCAAAATTCTGCAATACCAAGAATACCTGATATATATATACCAAAGCAGTCATCAATACCTAACAGACAACATATAACAAGAACATTACCTCCAGTTTTTGATATGCCCTGTACCACTATTAGAAGGGATGGTACAACTAATAATCAGTTATTTATAGATGATCCATCAGGAAATATAAATATCTGTCCATTGCCTTTTTATGAACCTTTAAATTACAACAAAAAAGATTTAGTAATTATTGAACAAGACAACAAACCACCTAATATAGAACCTCCTGTTAATGAAACAGAAGATGCTGAAATACCTGATGTTAATAAGGAAGAACCTCCATGCCCTGATCCAAAAAAAAACAACCCTAGAATTGGTGATTTAAATAGTAAAGGTACTGAAAAAGTTACTGGTTTTAAATATATAGAAGAAACAAAAGAATGTGTTGTTTTATGGTCTAGTACTTCAGCTACAGAAAAATATCTACCTTCACTAAACGTAGTCAGTACAACATTTGCAATTACAATAGTAGCTACCACAGCAGCTACACTTACACCTTTCCTTACAAAATTACTAAAACCTATTTTTAAACAATTAATAACAAAAGTAAAAAAATCTATAGGTAAAAAAGGAACAAGATTTACAGGTAAAAAACCTATTAAGACAAAATTAAATAAACTATAAAAAACAATCTAATGTATTAATATATTTATACTTAATTAAGTAGGAAGAAGGCTTGGTTTTTCTAGTGAACCTTGCCTTCTTTTTATTTCAATAAATTATTTTATTTTATGGGTATGCTCAACATTTGGA